TTCTGCGAGCGGGCGCCATCCCGGAAGGTAGCGAAACGTACACCGGGCAACGTGCCGCCGCGCACCGCCCCCTCGGGGACGACGAGGAACTCGTGCAGCACGCCTCGGTAGGTGAAATCGAGCCGGGTTGACGACACCTGAGGGCGCGTGTACTCCAAGCCGTCGCTGAACCGCACGTCATACACATCGGCACTCAGCGAGCGAACGGCATCAGCTGCGGCGATACCGTCATCCAGCACAGCGACCACATCGGCATCGATCATCAACGAGTAGTCGCCAAGCGGGCGGGCAAGCTCAAGCGCCCGAGTCCGGTTGTAGGCGAAGTCCCGCCATGGAACCTCGTGAAGCTCGCCAGGCAGGTCACCCAGCAATTCAGAAGTCAGGGCCTGAGTGCCATCGGTGGAGCCCGTGTCCACGATGCACCAGGCATCGATGAGTGGACGCACCGATTCCACGCACCGAGCCAGCACGTGCGCCTCGTTGCGAACGATCATGGTCAGCACCACGCTCGGGGGAGAACCCACCGGCCTCATCACTCCTCCGATGGTGAGCCGAGACGCAGGTTGTGTTCACACGCCTCGCGAAAGGCAGCAGGCAGATCCGGACGCTCGAGAAGCCATCGGAAGGTGGCGTTTGCCTCGTCCTGCTGGCCGGTCCACCACCGCGCAATGGCCAACTCAAAATCGACGCCCCACGCCGTGACCCAGGTCTCTGGGAATAGCCCACGAGCAGATCGGTCACGCTTGACACCCTCCTCGAGCCAGACTCGCGCCGCCTCCCATCGGGCTTGTGCGTTCAGTAGTCGGCCCAGGCGATGGAATGGCTCAATTCGTTGGGGGTCCCACTGCATCGCCTCGAGATAGCTCCACGTCGCATCGGGGTACCGTCCGAGGAACTGATGCATCTCCCCAATCTGGAAGTGGCAGAAGAACGCCATTGCTGGTGGAGCCCCCACATCGAGCGCTTCCCTGAAAGCACGAAGGGCGTCATCCCACTGGCCGAGGTCACGATGGTGGAGTGCCACCTCGAAAGCGAGATCCGGCGACTGGGGATTGGCCGAAACCTGTTTGAGGAGTTGCTGAAGAGATTCATCGAGGACATCCTCACGATCGCTGCGATCCCCAACCGCCACCACTCGAAGGCTGTCAAGCGTCGCGGCGGCAACCGGCGCTGAGGCCTGCAATCGCATGTACCCCTCATCTCCGTATGTCCACTCTGGACCCGTGCGAATCAACACCGGCTGATAATGCTCAAGGTCCCCGTGTTGTATCGGCACCGAGATGAGGTGTGCGTCCATCTCGGCGAGATCCTTGCGGAAGGAGGGTAGAGCCTCAACGATGACGTCCTGGCCAACGAGCAGGATGTGACTCGGCCCGGTCAGCGCTGAGGCTTGGCGCAGCAGTGACTCGGCATTCGCTCGCCGATCGACCCAAGGCTCAGATACGAGCGTTCCAGGAATGTGGCCGAAGGCGGACCGAACGACCTCGGCCGTCTCGTCCGTTGATTCGGCATCAATGATCAACCACTCATCGACAACGCCCTCAATGGACGAAGCCAGCCGACTCAGCGTTTCAGCGCCATTCCTCACCGAGATGGCCACACAGATGTGCAGATCCGACCCCACGTCGGGCACTAGTCACCTCGCAGACTGGGGTCGAGTTCCACGGCACGGTTGACCAGTGCCACACCCCGTTCCGCATCCCCGCGGGCAATGTAGAGATTGCCAAGATTGAACAACACGCCAACACTGTCGGGGTCAGAAGCAAGAATCGCTTCGAAGGCTGCGATCGCGTCCTCCTCCCGGCCAAGGTCGCGCAAGGCAATTGCGCGGTTGAACGCCGCACTCGTCAAGGAAGGGTCTGAGGCGACTGCGCGGTCATAGAGGTCAACCGAGCGCTCAACCTCACCTCTCTGCTGGGCGATCTGGCCAAGGTTGTAGAGGGCGAGAGCATTGGCGGGGTCAAGAACCAAGATGGCTTCATACCGCTCCACAGCAGGATCGACGAGTCCACTGGTGTGAAGGGCAACTGCCTCAGCTAGGAGGTCTCCGGTTGACCGCTCGGCGACCTGCGCCTGTTCAGTGCCTCCCTCGCCGGTCACTCGACCAAGAACGAAACCCGCGACAGCCACTGCGGCGACCACAAGCGCCGTAACGGCCCACTGCATCACCTCAGCACGGCGCGACCGGGGAGCCGAAGGTCCGGTCAGTTCAATCTCTGAATTGTTGGCCGTCATCGCAGCACGTAGTTCGCAGTAATGGGTCGGGTGCCCGGTTCACGGGACCAGTCCCGACCATTCTCGGTCCAGATGAAATCGTCCACGCCCAACTCCTCAAGTCGTTGGTGAATTCGGTCCTCGTACCGTCCGGCGAAGTAGCGCACCAGACGCTGTATTTCGGCGTTCCGGCGCCGTTGAGTGTTCTCGCCACCATCGCCAAGATGCTGGATGTATCCAAACCGCTTGATGTGGATCATGCGGGTCGTCAGAAACGTCCGCAGACACAACTCGAAGTCATCGGCCACATGAACGTCGGGGCTGTGACCGCCTGCGGCAGCATATGCCTCCCGAGTCCATGCCCGAACGTGGTTCGGCATGGAAACGATATGGCGAACGGTCTTGGCATTGATATCTGGATAATCCATGACGTTATACACACGGCCCCCGTATTCCTCGTCACGGTAGGTACCGAAGTGGAACGCAAATGAATCTCCGTATGTCGCATTCAGCCCGCTCTCGAAGACTTCGGCGCAATCCGTGTAAGCAAATCCGGCGTCAGGGAACGTCGCAAATGCCTCAACGACATCCGCAAGACAGTTCACGGTGAGCTCATCATCGTGATCGAGTTCCACAAGGACCTCTCCACGGGCGAGACCACAACAGCGACGCTTGACCTCTCCGATCACTCCGCAGTGTCGATCGCCTCGAAAGACCCTGACGCGGTGGTCCCTATCAGCAAGTGCGGACACAACCTCGTGGGTGGCGTCACCCGGCTCCGAGTCGTCCATGACCACCCACTCCCAGTTCGTATAGGTCTGAGCAAGGAGGGACTGGTAAGGACGGAGGATCCGCTCACCGGTCTGATAGGCGGCGGTAAAGACGCTCACGAGGGGGACCGGCGAATGGGGGGGACGGTCGACAACACCGAGAAAGCAGTCCATCACCTGGTCTGCGACCCTCACGAGGTCGGCATCCTCGTCCTCAACGTGGATCCATCGCCGACGCACTTCCATCGGCTGTCTCATGAGAACATCAAACTCATGGAGTGCCCCAAACGAAGCGATCACATGCACGTGGCGGTCGGCCAGCAGTGACTCAATCGCCGCGTCGCCATCCAAGGCAACTACGTCAAACTGGGCTGTCTCAACTGATCTAGTAGAGCCCAGCTGAAGAGTTCGGCCGGCCTCGGGGTCTCGGTGACCAATTAGGACGACTGAAATCAGTTCCGTCAAAGTCCGGTGAAGCTGCTGAACCCAGAGTTGTTCTCGTCCACGTAGACACCGACCGCTCCGACCATGTTGACCGTGATCGTCGGGGCGTCAACGCCGGAGACGGTACTAGCGGAACACTGAAGCCTCTTGAGGCCTGCCCCCTGAGTAATCGATGCAAGAACCGTCAGGTTGCCACCCGGTGCGCTGGGATCAGTGTTATTCCAGACAATCGGGAGACTCGCCGAGCTCGAGACAACGCCGGCCCCGGTTTCCCACGCGCAGGAGACCGAACCAACATAGACCCCCGAACCGGAGGCTCGGGTACTGGAGACATTGAGGTTGACCGTGACGAACTGGTTACCAATAGCTGTGGAGGTACTCAGGAAGTTCGTAGCCGCACCACCGGGTGTGACGTTCTTCTGGACCGACGTGTTGAAGGACGAACCGTAAGAGACGCCTGAGGGGCCTACTGGACCGGTTGCACCGGTTGCACCCGTTGCACCCTGAGGACCGGTTTCGCCCTGCGGGCCAGTCGCACCCTGGGGACCGGTTGCGCCGGTATCTCCAGTCGCTCCGACCTCCCCGGTTGCACCGGTTTCGCCCTGCGGACCAATCGGGCCTTGGGGTCCTATCTCGCCGGTATCTCCAGTCGCTCCGACCTCCCCGGTTGCACCGGTTTCGCCCTGCGGGCCAGTCGCACCTTGGGGACCCGTTTCTCCGATAGCCCCAGTCGCGCCGATCTCTCCAGTCGCACCAGTCGCACCGGTTGCACCGGTCTCGCCCTGCGGGCCAGTCGCACCTTGGGGACCCGTTTCTCCGATAGCCCCCGTCGCGCCGGTTTCCCCCGTCGCACCGGTTGCACCGGTTTCGCCCTGCGGGCCAGTCGCACCTTGGGGACCCGTTTCTCCGATAGCCCCAGTAGCGCCGGTTTCCCCCGTCGCACCGGTTGCACCGGTCTCGCCCTGCGGGCCAGTCGCACCTTGGGGACCCGTTTCTCCGATAGCCCCAGTAGCGCCGGTTTCCCCCGTCGCACCGGTTGCACCGGTCTCGCCCTGCGGGCCAGTCGCACCCTGAGGACCCGTTTCTCCGATAGCCCCAGTAGCGCCGGTTTCCCCCGTCGCACCGGTTGCACCGGTCTCGCCCTGCGGGCCAGTCGCACCCTGAGGACCGGTCGCGCCTTGCGGACCCGTCTCGCCGGCGGCGGCGAGTAGACGCCAGTTGCCAGCGG